TATTTACTTCGATAGATTCTTCCATTCCGTAATATTCAGGGCGCATTATGAAAATCACTTCATCCGCATCCTGTTCGATTGCCCCTGATTCCCTTAAATCAGAAAGGTTCGGCATCTTATCAGGTCTTGCCTCAACTCCCCTGTTAAGCTGACTTAAAGCGATTACAGGAATGCCCAACTCTTTTGCTAACACTTTAAGCCCTCTGCTAATCTCACTCACCACCTGTTCACGGCTTTTATTCCTCACGTCAATCCCTTCCATAAGTTGCAAGTAGTCAACTACGATGTACTTTATTTTGTGCTTCCTGTGTAAAACGTGCGCCCGTGTCTTGATGTCCCGAATGTTCACACTTGGCTTATCCTCAATAAACAGTTTTGATGCGCTGATTTTAGCCGATACTTCGTTGATTAGTGCATCTTCCTGATCGTTAGTCCGTCCCGACCTTATGCGCTCATGGTCTATGCCGGAAATCATAGAGGCTAATCTTCTGACCAACTGCACCCCGTCCATTTCAAGACTGAACCATGCCCCTGGGACACCGCCTAAGATGGTCAGGTTTTTGGTGAATGAGAGTGCCAATCCCGTTTTACCAATGCCCGGCCTTGCCGCTATTACGATCAAATCAGGGCTTACCAAACCGCCTATATTTTCGTCAATCGCTTCTAAGCCCGTTTTTAGCCCCAATACGCCCGTTTTCTTAACCTCGGAGTGTTGTCGTAGCATTTCCATCACATATGCCTGTAAATCCTTTCCTATGCCGTTTAAAACGGATTCCTGTGCTTTCTCGATTCCAGTTCCTGACGTGTTCGCCAAATCAAAGGCATCTGTTTCTGGATCGTATGCCTTGTCCTCGGTTTCCCGTCCGATCTCCGCCAACTTCCTTTTGAGGAATAATTCGGCTAACAGGTTGATGTGGGTTTCAATCGAAGTTCCTGATACAACGTTGGATTGTAGTTTAGTCAGGTAGTAAACCCCCTCCAACTTTTCCGATGTTCCGTTTTTAAGAATCTGCCCCCAAACGGTCAACAGGTCTATTGTGGCATTCTGATCGTAGAGATCACGGATAGCCTCGAAAACAGCTTTATTTGCGTCTTGGTAGAAAATTTCAGGGAACAGTCTGGGCATAGCAAGGTAAACAGCATCCCCGCCCATCATCATCGCACCGAGTACGGCATCCTCTAAGTTTTTATCGTTTGGTAAGATTCTCATACTGTTCAATGGCTTTAAAAATCTGTAATGCAACGCATGTTTCTTCTTCTTTCAATTTCTTTTTTCCAATTACAGTTTTTGCACAAAACCTGATGCCTTTCTTTTGGGTAACCTTTCTTTTTTAATTCACGGTACAAGTTATAAGCAAATAGATTTTTCTTTCTGTCAATAGCACCATCATTGTATATGTGATCAATATCAAGAACATCCAAATCGTCAATACCGCAACCATTGCATTTGCCTCCGTATTCAATTAAAGTTTCAATTCTAAACTTTCTTCTGTGCTTATTTGTAGTTTCATGATTTTTTTTAGGGTTTGCATAATACCATTTTCTCGAATACTCTTTAGACTTATCATTGTTTTTTTGTCTCCATATTCTACCTTTTTCATTATTACACTTGCGACATATAATACAATTCTTTTTCTTTAAGGACGGCATCCAATTTTCATCATTTAACTCAATGCTGCATACTCTGCAATTCTTCATACTGTTGTATTGATTTAAATATCATAAACGCAATTTGTGGTACTATTGCGTTACCTCCGGCTTTTATTGATTCGTTGCGCCATTTAGAAAAGGTAATAGAGTCCAATCGGGTGGAAAGCCCATCATCTCCATTACAAACAGGGGATTGAGTTGGGAAGTTTTCCCAATTTGGGGGTTCGTGGAAGCTATAACCACCTCTGCCATATAGTGACGATCCTTCCGGTGTTGGAATGATGGTTGCTCCACCCTGGTTGAGTGATTTGTGTCGTTGGCGCTCGGTGTCGGCAGCATCCCCATTACCATCGCTCTGCCTAAATTCAAACTGTGAGAACCCCCTGTTGATGTTGGTTCCTGAGTTGTCGGAGTTGGGAGTAGTCCCATTGCCATCGCTCTTGATAGCGTTACGCTGTGCATGCTCCCCTCCTTCACCTGTGTTGATCTCATGTTCGCTGTTGCCCCTGTGCTGTCCATTGCTGTCGGAGTTGGGAGTAGTCCCAATTTCTTCATCGTTGGTTCGTACCCACTCATTATCTCCTGTGCCAATGTCCCCGAATTGCCTGATGTTGGATTCTTCTTGCCCGATGTTACTTCCCCATCCATTTTCGTGGGTGTTTTGAGTAATTGCGTCCAATTTTCCGTATTGCTCAAACCCTGCTGCTTGCTGTTCGGCCCTCTGCGCTTGAAATCCTGCGCTGTTGCGGTGGGCAACAAACCAAACTCTATCCCGTCTGTGGGGAGCGTTGACGGAGCAAGCTGGAAGTACATACGGCCATACTTCGTACCCCTCAGTTTCCAAGTCAGTTTGCACTTCGTGGAAAACCAACCCTCCTGACCAATTAATAAGCCCGAAAACATTTTCGCCCACAACCCAACGTGGTCGAATCTCTCTAATTGCTCGACACATCTGAGGCCAGAGATGTCGCTCATCTTCTTTACCTTTCCTTTTCCCTGCGAGGGAATAGGGCTGACAGGGGAATCCTCCTGTAAGAAGGTCAATGTTGTTTGCATACTTTGTAAAATCTGTTTTAGTTATGTCTGTAAATTGTTCCGCATTAGGCCAGTAGTGGTGAAGGACTTTTTGCCCAAACTCGTTCCACTCACAATGAAATTTATTCTCCCATCCCATCCATTCGGCTGCCAGGTCAAAACCACCAATACCAGAAAAAAGTGATCCGTGTGTCATATTTGTATTTTTTGAGCCTGTACGCGATCCGGGACGAGATCTGTACGCCATTTTTAAAAAAATCACGTACGGGCAATTATTTGATTTTTAAACAGTTGCAACTTTTGTACGTGATGGACGTGATTTTTTTCATTTTCTATTGCTACTATATATAAAATCATAAAAAATACCCCCCGCCAAAAAACTAAGAAAAATCACGTACATCACGTCCCGACTTTATAACATATATGATAATCAATGTTTTGTGCGTACGTGATCGGGTTTAAAATCACGTCCCGATCACGTACATCACGTCCCAAATCACGTCCCATCGCCAAAAATCTTGAATTCATAGGCATTATTGTTCTGCCTATTGCGCTGCATCTCGAACTTATACCCCATTAAGGCAGATGCCTCCTCTAATGCTTTTTTAAAGCGCTTGTTAGAATAGTCCTTTTTATCCCATTCATTGATCTTTAGAAAGCTGTTGTACTCCATATTATATTGGAGTGTGGAGCCTTTATGATCCTCCACGATCGAGTCGAAATAGTCAAGAAACTCCTCACCGAAATTTACACGGATCTGCTTTCGGCGTAGCTTAGTTGTCTGTGGTGGCGGGTTGAGACCGCTATCGAGATACTCCTGGACGCAGACGAACATAAAATTGTAGAACCGGCTCCACTCATCCTCGTCCCAATCCTCAAACATCAGCCGGCCAAAGTAGTCGAGCGGAGTACGGCCCGGGCCGAAGAATGGGGAAAACTCGAACACCCGGCTCCTGCGCTTACCGTGATTGCCCTTTAAATTGAGCATGTAGTTCGTGGAGAAAATGAACTTTGGCGAGTCCTTGTAGTCAATGAAAAGCTCGTCTTTGTTCTTTTTCTCTACTACCGACCCCTCGGTGATCTGTGAGTTGAATTTCTCGAAGTCGAGTCCTTTGTCACAGTCCTCGATACTTATCAGCTGGGTGTCAAGCGATACCCTCTGCAGAGCAAAAGTCTTGTCGATCTTGAAATTCTTACCATCGAGTTTCACGGTGCGGATCAGATATGATAGGGCCTTCACAAATATCCCCTTGCCGGTACCACCCCCATCTTTATCGTTCTCGGTCTCTTCTGCCAGGATAACCGCATACGGCTTGGAGGCATCTTTGTAGGAGTGTAACAGGTAGCCGATAAGCTGCATACAGTACATGAGCCGCTCCCCTTCGCTGCCGCTGATCTTTTCGATAAAGCGGAAGTACTCGCACAATTCCGGCTCTCCATCATGATCTATCTCGATATCAAACGGGATAACCCTGCTTTTCCATACGGTCTTACCGAGCTCTCCGTATGACTTCATAGACACGCCATTTTTGTCGATCACTACAATGCCATTGCGGAACGGGAAATAATTGGTGTGCTGGGTGCTTTTTAAGAAGTCCGGTTTTATCTCGTCAAAGAACTCAAAGAACTGCTCGGTAAAATAGGTGCCGGAGCCTTTGAGTATTATCTCGAGCAGATCCTCCCGGCCCATGCCGCCATCGAAAGTGTCCGGCAGGGATAGGATATAATTTTTGATAAACTCTTTTATTTGTTGCGTGGAGGTCTCCTCGATGAACCCATCAAACACCCTAACGAGTTTGAAAAGAGTGGAGCTCTTATCGTAGAAATAGATGTAGAACCCACCTGTTTGAGACAGGAAGCGCATGAGCTTGGAGCGATTTATAGATTCATCCACATCCCAGAAGGTGAGTAGCTTTTCGCCCCATTGCCGCTCCATAGCATCGATCATCTCGGCGGCTTCTTTGTAGTTGTAATTCTCTGTATTGCGCAGGAACTGCACGAGCTGCTCCCGGTCCATGCCATCCTGTTTGCGCTTAAATACCTCCCGCTCGATCTTGGAGTTGAACTGTTGCCGCTTCTCTCCATATCCCAACTCTATTAGTTTTTTAGCGGCGCATTTATAGTCACCATTGCATTCGAGCATAGTAAATACAGCATAGGGGAGATATGCCTTGTTGGGCATAAATACGGAGTTGGTGGTGAATACCGAGAACCATCCGAGCCTACGATTGAAGTCTCCTGATGATTTGGAGTCGGTGGTACCTGGTCTTTTAAATACAACCTTCTCTCCTGCATCACGCACAACGGTCCAGCCATGGCGGGTGAGGAGACCCACTATGTCACCACGTTTATTGTAGTCCTCGAATGGTGACAGGCCGAATGATTTATCTGTTCGGGTGTCCGGGTTAACGGAGGGTTGTTCAAAGTATTCATTGAATGACCTGCAGACGGTGAGTAGTGCCTCCCGCTGATCGATAGAGAGGACAGGAATGGTGCTGCCGTGAATCTTCTCATATCCTTCGGTGGGTGGTGCGATGACATACCCGGCCTCACCTCTTGTTTCGATGAGGGTGATAAACTTTTGCTGTGGGTTGTCTTTGCGCTCATGGTCTGTGGGGAAGCGGCATGCGAGCTTCTGATTGCCTTCGATGGTCTCGCATCGGTAGTAGATGTGGTACCCGTTCCCACGGGTGCGGATGATCACACAGGTGTCGAGCACCCCCGGCAGTTCTGTATTGATAGCCTCTTTTAGCTTGTCAAAGTAATCGGGGGTGAGTGCGTATTTGCAATCCACGTCAATAACTTCGAGTCCACCGGACACGGCACCACAGATGATGGCAAGGCCGGCAGCTTTGTTATGTGATAGTTGTGCGGTCAGCTCTTCTGTAGTGATCACTTCTGACTGATATTTTTTCCAAGGGAAGAGGGATCTTTTATTGTTATCTGTTGCGATAACGGAGAGGCCGGCTTTGATATATTTATGCGATGCGATGAGTAGGTTCATAAATGCTCAATATCTTTTAAGGATGTTGCTATTATTGTTTGAAATCCTTGTTTGAGAAGCTCTTGGTGCCGGTAGCTTTGCAGGGGTGTGGGATTGAGTCCTGGTCTTTTCACTTCGATGAATACTGTGTGGGAGTCTTTAAGGCATAGGAGATCAGGTATTCCGTTGTGGGTGGTTTGGATGAGTTTGATCACGAGCCACCCTCTTTTTTCGAGTGTTGATTTTATTTTTGATTGTATTTGTGATTCAAGCATGTTATAAATCTTTTGCGAACAGTATCGCTTTCCGCTACTTTGTGCAAATTTTCTCTTTGTTTACGTTTCCGTGAAT